TGTGGTCCCGTGCTGTTCATACCACGAGTTGTCCAACCCCATCTCGAAGTGTTCCTTCTCGGCTTTGCTCCCTGGACGGTGGGGTTGGTTTATCGGGTGGCATCTAGTGTTGTTGGGATGAGAGTGGAATCCTTCTGGACACTGTTTTTTCTGGATGTCATATGAATTTGGTGTAGGGGTCATTCCTGAGGTCCTCCTTCATCTGTTTGGTATCCTGCTTGTATTTGGCGATGACATCCTTCGGGGTCCCTTTCTTCAGCCCTTTCATGATGGGGAATCCTTCCTCATCGAATGCCCAGACCACGTAATCGAACCAGACGGGTTTCTGCATCATCCCGTGTTTCCTGATTATGACTCTCTCATCCATTCTAATCCCTCTCCCTTATCTCATATCTTCTTTTGCAATCCTTACATACCCAATATCTGATGCCATCGTCCGTCTCGGAGATTGTCATCTCCTTGATGGACTTGCACATAGGACATAGGGGATGCCTCTTGAATCCCATCCAAAGCATCCGTATCCCCCCTGTTCACGAATACCTGAGTATCTCCTCCGCCCTATCCTTGAGTATGATAGGGATTGTACAGGTCCTGCAATCGCCACGTTCACACACGGCTCCAGTAATCCTACACGAGTTGTAGGGGATGTCCAGATATATCTTGTCTGCACTGTTCATGGTATCTTCTTGTTTTTATATCGTTCATTTGATATTTTACCTATGCGATATTCAGCATACCCCCCAGGATGAAAGGTCGTGGACCCCATCCGCAACCTTGTTCGCCCTGAACACAGGTGCGAACGAGTAGTGGTCGGGCATGAAGTACTCACATCCCTGCTCATCCTTCTTCACAACGCATCTCTTGTTCCACATGTTGCTCTCGACCCAAACGGACTTCTCGGTCCTCTTGACGACCTTGAGACGGTACACGCAGTCGTGGTCATACATCGAACGGCAGTAGTATTCCACTCCGACCTTGAACTCATTGGACGGTTCTGGGGGGACGTATTCCTTCACCTGGAACTCTCCACCGACGGACTCTGCCCACTCCAGGAGTAACCTGGCTACCTGGTATGAGTCGAATACCCCGTTCTGCTCTACACCCTTGACGGATATCTTGAACTTCTTTTCCATTTCCTTCACGCTCCTTCACTCTGTTCCTATCACGGGGACCTCGTCCCTTATATTATTAAGTAGGCTGTATAAGTATATAAAATATGTTACTTAATACTGTACGTCCCGTGTGTTTTGTTTTTTGATGTACTTTTTTGTGCTTTGTTAAGGGCATACTCGGACACATAGATTTCCCCGTCGACATAGAGTTCTGTACGGTCCTCTCTGACGATGCGACGTATCCTCACAGTCACCATAGACTGTTCTTCCCCTGTTCTCTGGACCTTCTCTCCCATTCCTCGTCGGATATTCCCCTGATGGTGCGTCTTGGCATGGGTCTTGCGTTGAGTGCCGATTCCGCCTCCTCTTTGGTAAGGGGATTCGTGGTCAATGACTCCCTCAGTCTGCCAGTGTCATGCATGTATTCCGAACCGATGCGTGCGTTTATGTTGTAGGTCAGAAGGTCGTCGACCATATGTTCCATGAGTTCGACCATGTCCCTTGTACTCAGTCCCTCATCGAACCACTTCTGCATGTTCTCGCACATCCAGTAGAACGCTGGTCTCCAGAAGGGTCTCGCCCTCAGTCCGTTCCTGGCGATATCCCCGTATATCCTGTATGCGATGCGGAACTGTTCGAGTCTGGGTTCTCCAGGATATGCCTTGCGTCTGACCCAATCGGTAATCGAACGGTAGAACTCACTGCTCTTGTAGACTTCCTCGAAATACTGTTCATCCGTCATCCAAGGGAGTCTGACTGGCGCAATCCCCTCACGGTGTTGGGCGGGACCAGTGCCGAACTCCAGATACTCCGCATACTTCGTCCCTACGACCATCTCATACGGTTTGAGCCTGTCATGTTCCAGAAGGTATTCCCTGAATTCCTTCGGGTTCACGGAAACATTCCAGTTGACCTTCACTTTAATCTGCGTCATATCCAATGCTGTTCCAATGCGACCAGATACATCCAGGTCCAGTTCCTCTGTATGTATGCAATCTCCGAGAATGTCATGTTGGATTCGGATGTGAGTATATCGATTATCGTGGGGATATCCATCCCTGCATCGACCTCTTCAGAGTAGAATCTCAACCATGCGCCCAGAGTGTATTCGTCCACTGTAGAGAACTGGAACACCGCCTCCTCATCGTTGTCCTCCGACTCGGGAAGGATGAACGACGGGATTCCCTTCGATGAGTTCTCGAATCCGAACGTGAGTCTGGCGAACGGTGAAATCTGCACATCCAGTTCATCCACGTCATCCGCATCGAGAACGGTCTCCCCCACAACGGTGACGTTCATGGGTTCCCCATCCTTCGGTCTCTCCACTGGTGCCTCTCCCTCGGGAGGTTTGTTGTCGACCTGTATCCATCCGTCCACATTGGTAGGTCTGTCGATGGTGGGTGCGACCTTGTTCCTCATGAATGTATGGCGACAGTTGATGTGCATCTGCCAATCGGTAATCATCGGTGTCTTGATTACACCTGCATTGAAGAATACGTCATGGACCTCTCTGCACATGTCCTTCAGTTCGGGAAGGACCTTGCCGTCGGCATTCCATTCGGGAAGAAGGGGTCTGAGATACTCGTAATCGTATGGTTCGCCCTTATTGTTCTCTCCAGTGAGTTCTCCCGTCTGCATGTAACGGCACATCGGGGTCGTGCGTTTGTCCAAGGGACCAGCCCACTGGAACAGATAATCCGCCTGTCCGTCCTGCACTGCACTCTGTTCCTTCGCATAGAACAGTATGCGATTGAGTTCGGTGCGTGCGATACGTTCGACCCTGCGTCTTACCTCTTCGTCTCCACGGGGAACATCACGATATGCATCGCATACGTCGTAGATTACATCCCTCATCTCCTTCGTAGTCCAGCCAGGTTCTTGAAGGACATCGATTAGACGCACGTAGAGTTCCTTCGCCTCTGCACGTGTGAAATCAACGAAAGGTTGGGAACCATCGGGATTCGTGTAGTTGGCTACGTCGAATCCGACCGAAAGGACCTCCGCAATCTGTTCCTTATTCTGTCTCAGATACCCGTAGACGTCCTTTGCCACGTATTTCTGATATTGCTCTTCTGAGGTCCCCTTGAGATATGCGAAAGGAATTATCAGACTTCCTGAGTTTCGCATCGACCGATGCCATGTACTGAGACTGACCTTCGTCCATAGTCTCTCCGACCTCCTGGTCGGTGTCCATCTGCTCCTGGTCTCCCCCGAGACCTCCAGGTCCAGGCATTCCACGGAATCCAGACTGCGTATCCATCATCGCATTCGGTCTTCCGCCCATCTGCTGTTGCTGGGGTGGGTTCTGGGGATTCTCCGAATAGACGAACTCCCCGTTGGTGTACGTTGCCACCAGACCCAGGGATGTCATTCCCTGGGCGACCTGAATCTCCTCGAGGAGTTTCTTATTGGCTTGGTCTGCCTTGGACGGTCTCGACACTCTGAGTTTCCAGTCGGTAATCTTGGGGAACCATGAGAGAATCCAATCCAGAAGACTGTCTGCATAATCGTACTTGTCCATCAGATACCTGTCGAACGTGGTAATCTGCTGGGATTCGTTGTTCATTCCGCCAGATGCCTCGACGTCTCCTGCGAATAGATTGGGTACTCCGACATGTGCGCATACCCTGTCACGAATCTCATTCTTGGCGGATATCGCATCGGAACCGCTCTCCGTTCCCATCTCCAATGTGGTGGCTGGTTGCGGTGTGACCCCAGGAGGAGTTGGGGGTAGACCTACGATAGGTATCGAGTTGTCGTTCTTCGCCAGAACGTCCTGTACACCCTTTGCTACCTTCCTTATGACCTTCTCGTCGAATCCAGGCAGTACGATGACCTTACGGACGTATCCGTACATGTACTTCTTCAGAGTGTGTTTCTCAAGGTAGTGGTATGTGAGAAGGTCATCCTCGATAGAAAGCCAATGAGGGACCCCATAGGTCATGGACTGTTTGAACCAGTGGTTCTGATATACCTCGTCCTTCGTGTAGAACCATGAGTCGCCAGATGCACCGTATGAATCCCCTATCTGCCAATATGCAGGATAGAGTATCCTTCCATCCTCAGTGGTGGCATGCAACTGTCCGTCCCTCGGCAGGGGTATGACGCACTTCCTGTCGTCCATCGTGAATGCATACAGTTCTCCAGGTTCCGCATGTTCATCGTAGAGCATGCGCACGAACTTGGGGTCCACACAGATGAATTCCAAAGGATAGGAGTGTATGAGTTGTTTGGTTTCGTTGTCGACGACGTCTCCCGTAATCGCCACCATATAAGCCTGATTGTTCTGGTATTCCGACTCAGCATACATGCGACATAGGTCCTTCAGGGACTGTTGGTTCTCATTCGCCTCGTCTATGAACGATGTACCGTCTGGTCTGACGAAATAGTCCTTCTGTTTCTCCTCGGGTTTCACGAGTCTCTTCGAATTGCAATAAGGACAAATCTTCACGTTGTTCTCGTATGTCGTTCCGCAATCCACACACTTCACTGCGAAATCAGGCTCCCAATCGATACCATACCTGAACAGTTCCGTGACGGAACGCATGATAAGGGTATCGACCAATGAGACCTCCCCTCTGTACCAATCCATCAGGGAATAGTACTGCCACCATTGGGACCTGTTGGTCATCCTCCAGATGATGTTGGATGGACGACCCACCACCTCGACTTCCTGAACCACTCCGTCGCCTGAGGACTGTTTGAGATTGAACCCCATAATCTCTTGGGAAATCGTTGTTCCCGTGGATGTTTTGGGGAGAGTGTCTGGTCTCGGACTCGCTTTGACCAGTTGTGACATCGACAACATGGTCTGATTATTCTCATCATACTTTATAATGCCACTGATAATGATAAGAGTACGGCACGGGTTTCCTTAGAAGGGATGGGATGCACTCTACAGTCCCGTACCGTGATACTGCAACTGTATGTAATTATATAATCTTATCAGAAGACCCATCCCGAATCCCCGTCGTCATCGTCGTCTTCGTCGGAATCCTCCGCCCTCTTCTCCCCGTCCAATCCGAACCTCGTCCTGTAACGTTCGGAATGCTGGTCAGTGGACGGTCCGACCACGAATCCATCCTCTACACCAGTCCTGTACAGGAGTTCCATCAGGGAATAACGGTGAGCGTCGATGCCGTGATTGAAATCGTCGATGGGTTTGTTCATCATCTTCCCCATCGCATCCTGGGCATAGCAGTACATTCCGACCTCGGTCAGGAAATTGACGCATCTGGGATGAATCACGTAATGGTACTGTTGCATCTTCTGGATACCGTATTCGATACTGTCCTGTCCTTTGATTGACGGTACGATACGATGCATGCCCATCCTCTGCAACTCGTAGATATTGTCTGGTCTTGCATTATCGCAAACGATGTGTTCGCCAGCATAACCCATCTCAGTGAGTTTTTCGAAAATATCGATGTTCGTGACCCCTCTCTGATACCATTCGTCATAGACGTATATCGTGCGTGTCGCCTTGTCCACGATTGATGCGACAAAAGCCGTGGGGTCGGTGAATCCGAAGTCCAGACCGTAGAGTGCCATTGCGGATTCTCTCTTCGCAATCTCATCCTTGTCGAAATCCCTCTCTTCCCAATCCGTGAGAATCAATCCCTCGGATACTCCCCAATCGCCCAGACCTGCGACCTGATACAGACGGGGGTTGGTCTCCCTGAGATTCTCGAAATAGGCTTTATCCGCCTCGGAGACGAATTCGTTGGTCAGATAATTGGTAGTGATTGCCAGTGTGTCCTTCCTCTTCTTGTCGAAGAACTTGGTCTTCAACCAATGTTCCTTATGCCACGGATTGAACGTGATGAAGATATGGGGATAATATCCCTCAGGCATCAATCCACGGATGGACTGGTCGATTATATCGAAATCCCTCTCGTTGGTTATCTGATATGCCTCCTCCACCCATGCCCAACACAACACCCCGTGGGACACCGTTATCGACGATATCTTCATAGGTTTGTCTGCACCCCTGAACAGAATCTTCTGTCCAGTGGGTCTGTATATCAACTCCAGAGGCGAAGACTTCATCTTCCATCTGTCCTCCACCCCGAGTTTATAGATGAGACCGCACAGAAGAGCGTATGTGGAATCCTTGTTATTGTCTCCAATCTTACGGACGACCAATGTATTCGCATATGGCATCTGCATCATATGGAGGATTATCCAGTATGCAGTGGTCCAGGACTTCTTAGAGTTACGTCCTCCCTTGACCACGCAATAACGTCCAGTGAACCACCAGTATTCGTTATATCCTGCGCCAATCAACTTCTGGATGGAAAAGAACACCGTTTCGTTCCCGTTCTCGTCCAATCCTTTGACGAACGGAGGGTCATTCGGATTTATCTGAACCAGGGCATCCGACGTCATCCTTATCCTTCTGGGCGAACGGGTTGGGAATGTCGTTCACGAATCTGATGGGTACTGCCGATTCCCCATCGAACTCCACCTGTCTCCTGTCCTTCCATTTGTCGTTGCGACGGTTCTGCAACCAGTACTGCATGGCGGTGACGTTCCCAGGGATATGCTTGGTCGTCGTTATCCTCTTGACAACGTTCCCATCGTTGTCCGTCTCTATCCTCACCTCGGTGACATCATGAGGGATGCATGCATCGTAGAGGGACTGTTCCACCAGGTCGTCTGCGATGTTCTTCCCTTCGTAGAGGGCATCCGCCACTTCGGGATATTTGCGCACCCAATTGTAGAAGGTCCTCACACATATATCGAACGAATTCGCAATCTGTTCGAGGGTCTTCCCCTCCTTTGCCAACTTCGTTATCTTCTTCAGTCCTTCCTTGGACCTTATGCGGTCCT